AAAAAGAAAAACTTATTCATAATATAAGAAAAACTATTGACAGTTTAAAAGAAATGAGATTCAATCTCAATAAATATTAATGATAATGCGACTCAGTCTCAATTTTAAACGGGGAGGAGGGGAGTCAAGACACACACACAGTCATATACATATATACATATATCAGCCCTTAAAAAAATTTATGCCTCAAAAGCCCAAACAAGCCACAGAAGAAGAAATCGAACTCAAATCGAGTATACAAGAAGCCATCAAGGAGATTGCCGCCGACAAGGAGTTACTCAAGGTTAAGAGCTTGTCTCGCCACAACCCTATGAAAGTCGCGGAGATATTGTACTTGTATAGCATTGGCAAGAGCCAGACGCAGATCGTCAAGAAGTACAATATACAGAGGTCTACGGTGATACAAGTGCTAGTAGATTACGCCGATCACTTGGGGCAGTTGCGGGACGTAGCCGGCAAAATCGCGGCAAGGAACTATATGCAGCTGAGTTCATTAGAGGAGGATCTGGTGGATAAGGTACGAGATAGATTAGAGAATGACCCAGATATGGAGGTATCTTTTCGGGACCTCAAGGAGTTGTCTATAGCAAAGGCTAACGCATTTCGGGAGACTATGACCACTAGAGGAGAGGCTACTAGCATATCGGAGGAGAGAAAGGTTATTACCCAAGAGGATTACGAGGATACCCTCAAGGCAGCTAGGAAGCGTCTGGAGGCAATGAAACGAGTTGACGAGGCGGAGATAATAGAAGAGTCAGACAATGATTGATGAAGATTACGATGACCTCTTTGACCGCATCCGAGGAAACCTCGGCGAGCATTTTAGTAACTATATGTTTATAGTTATGGATGATGACGGAGATTTATTCTATGATTATACTAACCATAGGGTAGGACGTATGCTACTTTCAGAAACCAAAGAAGATATGGACGGAGACTTAGATGCTTTGGACATTATCTGGGAAGCTGAAGAAGAAGAAGAGGAGGAAGCTGATGGAACTGACCTTTACTAAGCACCCATTTTTAGCTCCGCCTACTGACGAAGAGATTGTACTCCTAGCTGAGAATGATCCCAAGTTATTGGAAGCCTTGTACCAAGCCCACGAGGGTAGAATACAAGCAGCGGAGGAAGACCCTATCCGATACGGATTTGATTTACCGGGATGGGATAGAATGAGACTCAGTCTCAATAAGCAGAATGAGTGCCTAGTTCTCGGCGGAAACCGTAGTGGTAAGACCACCGGTTGTGCGAAGATGGTAATGCAAGCCGTAATGGAGAACAATAACGGACATATAGTATGTTTCAGCCAGAACGCAGATACTTCAGTGAAGGTACAGCAAGCGGCGATATGGGAGATGATGCCGAAGGAGTTCAAGAGAAAGACGAAGAGTGTAGACGGCTATATTAACTTCTCTATGCAGAATGGATTCACTGGGAGTTCTTTTATATTCCCAGATACTAAGACACGTGTAGACTTCAAGACTTATACGCAGTACAGCAACAATCAGACCATTTTGGAAGGTTTTGAGTTCGGCTTCAAGAAGCCTACTGGTTTAAACCTCGGTGCGTGGTTGGACGAGTACTTAGGGGATGCGGCGTTGGTGAATACCCTACGATTTAGATTAGCTACAAGGAACTCTAAGCTAGTGATTGGTTTCACTCCCATTGATGGATATACGCCGTTTATATCTGAGTACCTCAAAGGTGCCGAGACTTTACAGACAAGAGAAGCGGAGCTACTCAAGAACAAGAAGCTACCTATAGAGCAGTACAGTCCAGACAGAGATGCTGGAGTTGTGTACCTACATTCAGACGAGAACCCATTCGGCGGATACGAACGTATAGCGAAAGACCTTCGTGGTAGACCCGAAGAAGAGATTATGGTTCGTGCTTACGGTATGCCCGTGAAGTCAATGACAAGTCTGTTACCATTATTTAACACAGAAGTAAATGTATTATCCGAAGTACCCAATAAATACAAAAGAAGATTTCCAGACATCTCTGATAAGTCCAACTATAGTTGTTATCAAGTGGTCGACCCCGCCGGAGCAAGAAACTATGTTGCAATCTGGGCTGGAGTTGATAGAGATAATAACGTCTTTATTAGACGAGAGTTCCCCGACCGTGATACATACGGAGAGTGGGCAATTTTTGGCGATCCAAAGTGGCGATTTGGTCCAGCCGCGAAAAAGATGGGGTACAATGTAGAAGGATACGTAGAGCTCTTCAAGGAAATAGAAGAGGAACTCGGAATAGAAGTAACGGAGAGAATCGGGGACTCCAGATACTTTGCTAGAGAGAATGAGAACAATGATGACTTGTTCACAGCCTTCTACGACTTTGGTATGAACTTCATTCCCAGTGACGGACGTACAGAGGAACTAGGAATCACTGCGTTAGATGAGTGGTTCAGTTACAACCCAAATGTACCAATCGATGAAGCCAACAAGCCTATGTGTTATATAGACAAGGACTGCGGCAATCTAATAGATTCTTTAATTAATTACAACTCTAACGGAAAAGCGGACGAACCCCTCAAGGACTTCTTTGATGTTATTCGTTACTTACGGATGGCTAATTCCGGCGATGGACCCGACCACATTGACGCTAGAGATTATCAAACTATAACATACACAAAAGGAGGCTACTAAAATGCCAAAGAAGAAATTAACACAATTAGCAAAAGAATACGGCATACCTTTCGAGGAAGCCTTAGATCTAGTCTTCAAAGAACTAGAGGAAGATATGGTTACCGGAAGAGGTAAAAGTACGTGGATCAACGAAGACGGACAAAGAGTCCTAGATGAGTTCATCTCTATGCCAGTTCTTTACAGAGGACCAGTGCTATCCCAAGCACCCAATCCTTTGTACGTTATGGTGTACGTAAAGGAATTAAGTAAAAAAGTTCCAGTCAAGATACCAAGACGTATGCAAGGTAAAGTAACTGCTGGTAAGTTAATTTACTTAGAAGCGGACAACAGCGGAGCTGAACCCAAGTACCAATGGGTAAAAACACCTCAACGTGTTTAGTTCAGTTGATACATATGATATTATATTAAATAAACTATGCAAAGTGACTCAATTTCAGAAAGCCTTACTTATGTAGGGAAAGAGCCAGACATTAATACATTACGTTACGCGTACGAGCAAACTACGATAGAGCTTGAATCATATTTTGATTTATGCCGTACTAGCTATGACGACAGACGTAATTGGTGGGCTGGTAAAAGCCGTGACCACAGAAAGCACGGAGCGGATGCATTCCCTTGGGAAGGGGCTGCTGATATGGAGGCACACACTATCGATGAAAGGATTACTCGTCTTGTATCTTTGTTTATGTCTTCTCTTAATCGTTCTAATGTAAGAGCGTTTCCGGTAGAAAGTACAGACATCCCAAGAAGTAAAGTAGTATCCAGTTTCTTGAAGTGGATGGTATCCAGTGGGTACATACCTAGGTTCAAGAGAGAGATGGAGCTCGGTGCTAATTATCTGCTAGAAAGAGGTATCCTAATGACCTACGTAGGTTGGCACAGAGAGGACCGCAGATTTTTACAACGCTTAGACCTAAATCAAATCGCTCAGATTGCTCCAGAGGTTGTTGAGCTCATTGAAGGCGGCGAAAACGATGACGAGTTAATTGCTTTGTTGGAAGCAACATTTCCGGGGGTAACTAAAAAGAGAGCTAAGAAAGCTCTGAAGGAGTTACGCAAAACTGGCGAAGCGGAGTTACCGATAGTTCGCAGACAAGTAGATGCTCCCGAAGTAAAGACACTTGCACCGGACGGAGACTTTTTCTTTCCTCCTTATGTTACGGATCCACAAAGAGCACCGTACTGTTTTTGGAGAACGTACTACACAGCTCAAGAGCTAGAGAATAAAGTACTAACAGATGGATGGGACGAAGACTTCGTTGATTACATCATAGAGCACTACAGAGGAGTATCTATAGATAGTATCGAACGCGAACAAGAAGGACGCAGAAGTACATCCTTAACTGACAACGCTTACGAAGCAGAGGAGTTGATTGAACTCGTGTACGGATACCAACGCTTGATAGACCCCGAGGATGGTTCCGAAGGTATTTATTGCACCGTCTTTCATAAGCAGTTCACTGGAAACGAGCAAGCTCCGGGGTATGCTAAGTTCGAGCTATTGAACGGCTACGAAGATTACCCAGTAGTAGTGACTAAACTTTCTGAAGATAGTAAGAGGCTCTATGATACTCAAACTATTCCAGACATCCTTCGCGGCATTCAGAATCAAGTAAAAGTAGAAAGGGACTCACGTATTGATAGAAACAGTCTAGCCACTCTACCTCCGATTCTTCACCCAGTTGGTCAAGCACCAACAGATTGGGGTCCCGGAAGGATGATACCTTACCGCCGAAAGGGAGACTTGGATTTTGCTCCGACTCCTCCATCTCCAGTTGGTTCCATTGAAATAGAAAAGACAATGGAAGCTCAAGCGGATAGATTGTGTGGACTAGATGAAACATCTCAGATTTCTCAAGTACGTAAACAATTTTTAGTGGATAAGTTCCTTCAGCACTCCGCAGAGGTTTTACAGATGTGTTATAAATGCTTCCAGCGGTTTGGACCGGACTCAGTTTTCTTTAGAGTTACCGGATCGCCAGACCCAGTAGTTTTCGACAAGGGTAACCCAGATGAGAACTACGATATAATGATTTCATACGATGTCCTCAATTCGGATCCAGAAACTCAAGAAAAGAAACTTCAACAAATGGTTGCTCTCACGCAACTGGATCGTAGTGGTCGCATTAACATTGATAATTTGCTTGATGCAGCTGCTAACAGTATCGACCCGGTACTCGCGGATCGCGTGCTACAACCTACAGAAGCGGCTCAAGAACAAGTTGTAAGACAAGTAACAGATGACCTTACTAAAATCTTTGCTGGCATTGAAATGCCGGCACGTCCGAACGGTGCTCAAATTGCTCTTACTGTTATCCAGCAGTACGCTTCTCAGCCAGACGTTGCACAAAGACTTCAATCAGATGAAGCATTTGCTGCACGCCTTGAGAAGTACGCCGGACAGTACACCTTCCAAATGCAACAAGCACAGAATGCACAAATCGGAAGAGTTGGTACAGAGCCAGCACAAATGGGAAATATTCAAACACAAGGAATGTAGTATGAATAATTTAGAAGAAGTAATGCTCGGAGTAGTTACTGAACCATCGGACAATATATTACCATCTGGTTTACCTAAAGGTAAAATACTAGGATCTCAAAAACCGGAAGAAACATCTATGTTTGATTCATTTCTTACAGCGGCTAAAAAGTACTTCGGAGATGATCCCGCGGTACTAGCTGGTCTTAGTGGTAACGCTGCTGTAGAAAGTGCTTACAGTTTTGATCCCGCTCAAAAGCAAATCGGCGGAGGTAATGGTTACGGAGTTTATCAATTCGATTTTCATAGACCCTATTATAACACATTTCTTAAAGAAAACAACCTCAAAGATGATGTCGATTCTCAAAACAAATATGTTTACGAAAACATTTATGGAGATCTTCAAAATGTTGTCGGCGAAGGGAATGCTAAAGCTCTTCAAGAAGCATTTAAAAGTGGAGACCCGCAACTAATAAACGAAACATTTAGAACTAAATTTTTAAAACCCAAAAAGGAAAAAGCTCACGCGGACAGACGTGCGGCTCAAACAGATTTTTATTTTAACAAATTCACTAAATGAGTTTAGAAACGGACTTACAATCACTTAGCAATCACGAGCACTTTGCTCGATTCCTACAAGTAATCTCTGACCTCCGGGAGGAAACAATAGAAGAGTTACATAACGCAAGTAACGAACAGATACAACAAATATCTGGGCGTATCTTAACTTACGATCAGATATTACAGATGTGTGACTGGCGTAATTTAAAGACAAAATTTTCTGACAGAATTTAACTTGATATATAAGTTATAATATAATCATCGCCATCGCTCGGCGTTAAAGAGTGCAAACATTATGTCAAACGAAATCACAGAGGGAGTCGCTGAACCCTCAACAGAAACAACAGCGTTACAGTCAAATAATATGTCAATGGCGGATTTTGTATCTCGCCGTTTGGGGCAACAGAAAGAGGAAACTCAAGAAGAAGCTCCTATTGTTGAAGCAACAGATGAAGTAACTGAAGAAGCCGAGGTTGAGAGTACCGAAGCTGAAGTCAATGAAGAAATCGTTGCTGAACAAACTAAAGAACCACAAGGTTCTGAAGATGTTCTTTCACAGTTAGATCTAGATGAGATGTCCGAAGACGATCTTCGTGAATTATCCGAAAAGCTAGGAAGTAGAGCAGTCGCTCGATTCGGAGAGCTTACAGCAAAGCGTAAAGCAGCTGAAGCTAAACTGAAAGAGATGGAGGCTTTACTGCAAAATAATAATCCATTAGAGACTCAAGAGGTAGCCAATAATCCATACGCATCAGTAGATACGTTAGAAGGATTACAAGAAAAGGCGAAAGAAGTAACAGAAGTTATTGAGTGGGCGGAGGAAACATTATTCAATGCAGATGGCTACGGACCCGAAGATGTCGTAACTGAAGTCGAAGGTAAAGAACTTACAAAAGCAGATGTGCGAAAAAGCCTATTAAATGCACGTAAAGCTCGTGATAAGTACCTACCAGCTCAGTTACAAGCAGTTCAAAGAGTACAGCAGTCACATCAGCTCAAAGAAGCTTTTGATGCACAAGCTGAACAAGAACTTAATTGGCTACAAGGAGAAGATAATGACGTACGCAAAAGCTACGAAGCTATGATTGGAGATCCTAGATTCAATTCACTACGCGAGAAAGCAGATCCAGAAGTTGCAGCTCAACTTAATTATCTGATTGCTCACGCAGCGAATAGTATTTATGGACGTAAACTAGTTAAAGAAACTCCAAGGAATACAACGTTGACACCTCCGAAAACAGCTGGTACAGCTGCATCTCAATCCGAAAAAACTGTGGGAAAGTCCGTCAAGGCACTTAAAAATCTTGACCAACAATTTAGACAAACTGGCAACAAGAGTGATTTCATTACTCTCAGAACTCTACAATTAAAAAACCGATAATCCTAATTATATAATAAAATGTCATTCTCAAATACATTCGATACTACAAATCCGGGATCTGGTGTTTCCAACAGAGAAGACTTGACTGATGTTTTGTCAATTCTTGCTCCAGAAGAAACTCCAATCCTTTCATCTGCTTCAAAGCAGAAAGCTAGTGCTACGTTTGTTGAGTGGACTGTCGACAGCCTATCTGCACCATCAACTGCTGGTGTTGCTGAAGGAGCTGACGTAACAGCATTCACTGACAAATTTAGCGGTCGTGCACGTCTAGGTAACTACGTACAAAAGTTCCGCCGCGACTATATGGTATCAGACCTCCAAGAGGCTGTTGATTCCGTAGGTCCAGCTAAAATCGCTCAAGCAGAAGCTAAAGCAATCCGTGAAATCAAAAGAGATATTGAAGCTACCCTTGCTGGTACTCAAGATCGTGCTGTTGAAAACGGTGCTGGTACAGCTTACGCATTACGTGGTTTAGGTGACTGGATTGATAGTGCTGGTCCAGCTGATGTTCCAGCTACTTTCCGTACTCCAGCCGCATCTATTCACGCAACTGGTACTGCCTTCACAGAAACAGTTCTTAACACAATGATCTCTTCGATCTATCGTGAAACTGGAACAGTTAATGATCTTATGTTAGTTGCTGATACAGCTCTTCGTAACGAGATCTCTGATTTCGCACGTAGCGGTAATGCAAACGATGTACGTAACGTAAATTACAACGGTAACGATACTGCAATCAAATTGTCTGTTGATTTATATCAGTCAGACCACGGTATCGTGTCAGTAGTAAACGGTAACCCAGATTGTATGCCAGCAGTAACTGGTGGTACAGCAAACGGTGCTGGATACTTAGTTAACCCAGAATACTACGGTGTTCACGAGTTAATTCCATTGGGCTCAACTCGCCTACCTAATATGGGTGGTGGTGAGCGTGGTTATGTTGATTGCTCCTTGACACTAGGTGTATACCACCCGGGTGCTCACGGTTACGTTCAAGCTATATCTTAATAATCTTAACAAAGAGAAATTATAATATGTCAAAATTAACTGTAAACGAATCAACTGGTGATTTTACACACGTAATCGTATTAGACACAGACGACATTATCGCAGCCGGAACAACAGCAACAGCGTTTGCTACAATTCCAGCTGGAGGTGGTGTAGACTTGTGTGGAGTATATGAAGCTGAAGCATTAAGTCCCGGTAGTGATCTAACTATTGACGTTGGTACTACAGAAGGTGACCCAGATGAGTTCATCAATGCTTTAGACTTAGATGCAACTGTAGGCCCTACATATAATAGTGGTGAAAGTTTTGTACAAGCAGCGGGTAATACTACCATTGCTGGTGGTGCAAAACCTGTAG